ATACAAGAGATATCTGGTAAACAAAGAGAAGCAAAAGAATTTATATATAGAATAGAACAAACTGAATTAAAAGTTAAAAAAATAGAAGATAGTTTAGATGCTCAAGAATTTTTAGAAAAAGAATTATTAGAAGCAAATACTTTACGAAGGGAATCATATAATGAGTAAGATATCACCACATTTTAGTAGAGAAGAGTTTGCTTGTAAGTGTGGTTGTGGTTTCGATACAGTTGATGCAGAATTATTAAATGTTGCAGAAACAGTACGAGAACATATTGGTGCTTATACACCAAGCTCAGCTTGTCGTTGTAAAAATCATAATAAAGTTGTAGGTGGTTCTGATAAATCACAACACCTTATAGGTAGAGCAATAGATATACCTTATAATAACCCACGAGAATTGTATAATTATTTAGATTCACTATACCCTAATACTTTTGGTATAGGGTTATATAATACTTTTATACATATAGATACTAGAAATAAAAAGGCAAGATGGTAATGTGCACACAAGAGGAAGTAAGACAGGTGATAAAAGAAAATGTTGCTCCTCAATGGATGCGCATAGTTGTCGGGTTAACCGGGACAGCTGTGGTACTATTGCTTAGTTGGGTATTATTTACAGTACAAGAACAATCTGGCTATATGAGAGATTTTAAATTAGATATGAGTAATGATATAAACTTATTAAGAATAGATTCAGCCAATACTCATGCTTTATTATCAAAAAATATATCTGTATTAGAAAATAAACTAATTAATGTTAAAGAAATATCTGTTAATAGAAGCAATGATAGATATACAGGTAGGGAAGCTCAAAGTAGAAATAATTTAGTAGATGAAAGATGCTCAGCAGTAAATAAAAGATTAGATAGACTAGAAAAATACCATAACTCGGCCCCTTGACTTACTATTAAAGAAGGTGTTAATTTACATGGTTTAAAAGATATAATGTGGGAAATGTTATTTGATATAAAACCACTGTTTGTCAAGCTAGTCATAACATCTGGTCTAGATGGTAAACATATGAAAAATTCATTACATTATGCCGGACTAGCTGTAGATATTAGGACAAGACATATTAATAAGCCTTTAGAAATATATGAAAAAATAAAGATAAGACTTGGTAATAAGTTTGATGTTTTATATTATGATACGCATATACATATAGAAAGAAATTGGACTGAGTAGACTAATTACCTACGAAGAGTGCCTTATTTACTCACAGTCCTTCTTAATAAGGAAGACAAAATGAAACGATGGACAGAATTGGAAATAGATTTTTTGAAAGAAAAAATAGATAATAAAGTAAAATACAGTATTATAGCTGAAGATTTAAATAGAACAGAAGTTTCTGTTTGTGCTAAAGCTCAAAAATTAGGGTTAAAATCTAAATATAAGCAAATAGGAAAAAATAATAGTACTTATATAAGAGAAGTTAAAGAAAAACACAATAATTTAGTAACCCCCATAGAAGTATATGTAAATAATAGTACTAATATTAAACATATATGCAATAAAAAACATATTTGGTATGCCACACCAAATAATATATTAAGTAAAAAATCAAAATGTCCGATATGCTTTGGTAATACTAAATTAAATACACTAACATATAAGAATAAATTATCCGAACATATAATATTATTAGAAGATTATATTAATTATGATACACCTATTTTACATAAAAATATTGAGTGTAATCATTCTTGGAAAGTGAGACCACATGATATATTAGGAAAATTAACAGATTGCCCTTTGTGTAATAAAGGTTTTAATAAATATAAACCAGCATATGTTTATTGTATTTATTTTAAAGAATTATCTTTATATAAAGTAGGTATAACTAAAAGTATTAAAAAAAGGATGCAAGAATTTGGGTATAAACCTGAAATAATTTTTACAAGATATTTTAATATAGGTAAAGATGCAATATCTTTAGAAAATAAATATTTGAAAAATTTAAAGAATTATTTAATTAATACTGGAAAATTAACTACAGGGAATACAGAAACATTTGTATTAGATGATGTATAATGGGTAAGTTACTAAGAGATCAAGTTAAATACCTAAGAGATGGGATTAAAGCTAATTATAAAAAAACAAATGAGTGTTATATCTGTGGACAAACAGAAAAATTAGAATATCATCATTATACACCATTAGTTTATTTATGGGAAACATGGAAACAGAAAAATAACATTACAATACATGATACTAATGATATTATGACCTATAGATATGATTTTTATAAAGATCATACCGTAGAGTTAATAGACGATTGTGTTACGTTATGTAAAGAACATCACTCTAAATTACATTCTATATATGGTGTAACTTATTCCGGTGCACCTTATATAACAAAAAAGGTTCGTAGATGGGTAGAGATACAGAGGAATAAAAATGGGTTGGATTAATAATATAATAAATAAACTAAATCCGGCACAGGATGAAATATACTTAGATTATGGTGAAACACAAAATACTACCATAAATAAATATACTGTTATGCAAGCATATGAAAAATTTCCTGTAGTAAATAGATGTGTTAATTTAATAACAGATAGTGCTGCACCAGTAACTTATGATATAAACGCAACTATAGTTGGTGGTGGCGCTGTTACAATACAACCAAAAAAATTAAATACATTATTAAATTTCAAACCCAATGAATTTCAAAGTGCTGATGTTTTTAAAAGAAGATTAGTACTAGATTTATTACTTGAAGGAAACTGTTTTATTTATTACGATGGAAGATATTTATATCATTTACCTTCTAATAAAGTAGAAATAATACTAGATAAAAAAACATATATAAATCACTATACATATGATGATCAAAAATTTTATCCTGATGAAATAATTTTTATACAAGATAATTCTTCTAGATCTATATTCAGAGGTGATTCTAGATTAAAATCAATAATCCCCACTGTTAATATATTAGGCACAATGTTAGATTATCACAGTACTTTTTTTAATAATAACGCTATACCTGGCTTAGTTATTTCAGTACCTGAAGTGTTAAGCACAAAAGTTAAGCAAAGAACCATAAATGAATGGTCACAACAATATAGACCAAAATCTGGTGGTAAAAAGCCAATGATTTTAGATGGTGGAATGTCATTAGATAGTTTGGGACATACAGACCAAAGGCAATTAGATTTTAATGAATCTATAGCTACATATGAATCAACAATAGCAAAAGCTTTAGGTGTTCCAGAGGTATTATTAACATCAGGAAATAATGCTAATATTAGTCCTAACGAAAAAATGTTTTACTATAATACTATTTTCCCAATATGTGATAAAATAGCAGGTGCTTTAGAAGTATTTTTTGGTTATGATATTAAACCTATATATGCTAATACTTTAGCTTTAAAAGATGATTTAAAAGATATAGCTAGTTATTATACTACATTAACTAATTCAGGTATAATGAGTGTTGCTGAATCAAGAGAAGCATTAAGACTACCTTATAAAGAAGGTACTGATGATTTAATAATACCAGCAAATATAGCTGGTTCAGCATTGGCAGGCACTTCTGAAAATGAAGGTGCACCAAAGAAAGAGGAATAAAATATGAACAAAAAGATAGAATTATATGCATCTTTTAATAAAGGTTATGAAGAAGATGACGATGATTTAATAATTGAAGGAATGGCTAACGTTGCTGTAAAAGATAGAATGGATGACATTATACCTGGATCAGCCTACTCAAAAGGTGGATTAGATAACTATAGAAAAAATCCTATTGTATTATTTAATCATAACTATTCTAAGCCTATAGGTAAGACAGTAGAATTAATACCTAGTGAATTAGGTCTTGGAGTAAAAGTACAAATATCAAAAGCAGCAGGTGATGTTTATACATTAATTAAAGAAGGTATTATAAAAACATTTAGTATAGGATTTAGAGTATTAGATGCAGATTATAATTCTGAAACAGACATATTTGTTATAAAAGATTTAGAACTATATGAAATAAGTTGTGTTGCCGTACCGGCAAATCAAGATTCAGTGTTTAGTGTATCTAAACAATTAGATGAATTAAAACAAGAATATAAACAAGAATTTGCGCAGTCAAGCGCTAAACATATAGAAGACGCAGCAAAAGCTACAGAATCTATAGATAATAGCGCGATTAGCGCAACAATGGAGAAATCAAAAATGAATGAACAAGAACTACAAGCTAAGTTAGATGCTATGCAAAAAGAATTAGATGCTACTAAAGGCAATCTTAATGCTGCAGAAGATTTATTAGATGATGTGGCTGCAAAAGATGCTAAAACAAAAGCTGAAACTGAAAAAGAAGCTGGAAAAATTGCTGTAAAATCTCAAGTTGAAGACTTAATTAAAGAAGTTGAAAAACGTTTTGAAGAAAAAGAAGCTACTATGGAAGAAGCATTAAAAGGCTTAGAAGCTGATCTTAAAGATAAGTCTGATGAAATAACAGCTATCACAAGAAATAAAATGTCCTTTCAAGATAACGGATCTAATAGAGAAGTATTTACTAAGGAACAGAGAGAAGCTACTGTATTAGTATCTAAACTATTAGGTAAAGATATTAAAGATACAAAAATATTCAGAGATGTAGTACAGAAATCTGGATTAGAGCATACCCCTTCTGCAGATTGGGAACAAGAGTTTAATACTAGTATATTTAACGATATGAGAGATAAGTTAGTTTTAGAACCACTTTTCAAATCTATTGCAATGACTACACCTAGTATGCAAATCCCTATTAATCCAGAAGCAGGTGATGCACAATGGATCGCAACATCAGCTTTCCGTAGTACAGATGGTACATCTACAGGTACAGGTGTTGATCATAAGATGGGCGAAACAACTTTAGTTGCACACAAATTAGCATCTAAAGAATATATTGGTTACGAAGAAGAAGAAGACACAATCTTAGCAATTGTACCTATCATTCGTGATGCAGTAACACGTAGAATGGCTAGAACTTCTGACCAATCAATCTTACGTGGTACAGGTACAGGTACAGGTGGTGATGCAGTTTCTCCTTTCAAAGGTTTAACAGTATTAGCAGGTGATGCTAGTATGGATAATGCAACAGTTGCTGTAGCAGCTAAGTGGACTGTAGATGATTTACAAGCAGTTCGTAGACAATTAGGTGCACGTGGACTAAATCCAGGTGAAGTTAAATATATTGTTTCTGAAGAAGCGTATTATGACTTATTAGAAGATCCTGACTTCCGTACAATGGATTTAGTTGGTGATAGAGCTACTATTATTAAAGGCCAAATTGGTTCTGTTAATGGTTCTCCAGTTATTGTTTCAGATAGCTTCGAAGCTAAAGCTGCAACTAAAGCTGCTGTAGTAGCAGTTTATACAGGAAACTTCTTTGTGGGTAATTTAAGAAATATGATGGTTGAACGTGATAAAGATATTACTAATCAAAGTAATGTTATCATTGCAACTCGTAGAATGGGATTCTTAGGAATGATCACAGGCGAAGGTAGTGCAACTGGTATTTGGGTAGCATAAGCTATAATTAATTGTTGGGAGCCTTCGCTCCCAACTCTTTATTTAATAATTTTATTAAATAAGAGTTATTAAATAAGGAATAAAATATGGCAGAATTATTAGCAACATTAGCACAATTTAAAACATATAAAAGTATACCAACAGCAAACACAAAAGAGGATGATAGTATAACACAAATGTTATATGCTAGTTCAGAATTTGTAAGTCAATATTGTGGTAGAACTTTTATTAATTTTGATGAGGAGTTAATAGAGTATCATGATGGTTCTGATAGAGACAAGGTACATTTAAATGAATTTCCTATAGTAGATTTATTATTTGAATATAGTTCTGATGGTGGTAAAACATATACAGAAGCTACAGAGTTTACAGAATATTTTGTAGGTGAAGACTATATAACATCAGGTAAACTAGGACTACCTTTATATAATCCAACTATAAGCCATAATGCTATAAAATTAACATACACTGCAGGTTATGAAGATTTACCTTTAGATTTAGTACAAGCTGTTATGGATATTACAGAATATTTTCGTACTACACAATATAATCCTAAAAGCTCACACGCTGCTGATATGGTAGAACGTGGTAATAGTGATTATAATTCAACAAAACTACCTAGTCATATATTAAGAGTATTATCTAATTATAGAAGAATTGTATAATGAGTGTTGCGTTTAGTAATACTATACGCAAAAGTATAGAAAAATATATAATAAATAGAGCAGCTACTAATAGCAAGACTATACATGTTATAAGATTTCATGATAATGGTGGACAATATGAACTTTATTTAGCTTTTTTAGGTGAAGCGCTAAAAAGAGTAGTAGCATCAAAAGATTTAACACATACAGTAGATGGTACAGGTAGTATTTATTTATATGCAGAAAATTATGCAGAAATAAAAAAAGTACTAAGAAATGTAGAAAGAACAAAAGCATTTAAAGATGCAGCAACATTAGATCACGATTTAAGTTTAGTAAGTAGTCATGATGTATTATTATCATTACAAAAACAGATACCATTTTCTATGGTTAAAACCTTAAAACAATCTGAGGAAGTAGTAGTAGAATATTTTGCTAGTGCTGATACTAAAATAGATTTAGGTTTTGCAAAAAGCAATTTAGTACTAAAAGTAAATAATGCTAATATAAATACTGAAGATTTAAAATCCTTTTTTAGAGACTATTTATTTACTGGTGGTAAAAAATTAGTAAATAAATTAATGTTTGACTTTGGATCTTATTTTTTAGGTAAAAAAATTAAACCAGTAAAAAGAAAAGAGAATGTTAGTGGTACTTTTAAAAAACAACTTGCAAAAGTTAATGTTGTAGCACATAATCCAACAAAAATTAAAGATATTAAGGAAAAATTCACTTCTAATATAAAAATACTACAACTATTAAAACCTTTAGTAACTAAATATATTAAAGAAGATATGGATTCTGCAAACTATTTTAAAACATTAACAGGAAGGTTTACTAAAACAGCTAAAATAGCTCTACCTAGTAGGATTGGTAATAAATTAATAATACCTTTCAATTATCTTAGAAATTATAATGCATTTGATGACCCAGCTAATAGATTATTTAGATCAGGTAGAGAACCTAGTAAAGTAATAGATGGAGCCATTAGAAAGGCTGCTAAAGAAGTAATATCTAGTAAATTCAAAATTGTTAGTATTAGGAGATCTTGGGTATGAGTAAAAGATTAGATATAGTAAAAGCTATAACAGGATTACTAAATACTGAATTAGATGGAATAATTTATACTTCAAATATTTATGGTACAGCCGAAAGTAAATTAAAATTCTTTGATGAAGTAGGAAATTTTCCATATCTTAGTGTAACTACTGGTGATACACAAATAGAATATCAGCCAGGTGGTTTTAAATGGAATTACTTAACAATTATGATACGTTGTTATACAAAAGGTGAAGATTCTATAGAAGAATTAGAACAATTCTTTGAAGATATTGAAACATCTTTTGATAATAATAATGATTTAGAATATCAGACAGGCATACAAATAACTAGTATTAGTGTTATGTCTATAACAACCAGTGAAGGAGTGCTTGCGCCGTTAGAAGTTGGCGAAATGGTTGTGTCAGTTAGATACGATACACAAAGCGCTTGTTTATAAAAAAATATAAAAACTAAATAAATATTTAAGTTTTTATTTATTTTAGGAGACAAATAAAAATGGCAATTAACCTATCAAGAAGTACTAGATTATTCGTATCATCTGTTCAAACAGGTAATGACGAAAATAATACTTTTGAAATAAAAATTCTGGATGGTTATTCATTCAGTCAAACAGTACAAACACAAGAGATAGTTTTAGAAGAAGCATCTTGTACACCAGTACGTGGAGCAAAAACTTTCAATACAGCATTAGATCCTGTAGAAGTAAGTTTTCCTATGTACATGAAACCTTATAAAGATGGAACAGAATCAAATTGTGTGGAAAGTATAATTTGGGAAGCATTTGCATCTGGAACAGGAACAGCAGTATCACAACCAGGGGCACCTAACCATGAATTAGTAGTTGATTTCTTAAAATCAGATACACATAGTTTAGAATTATTACAATTATTCTTTCAATTAGATAATACAACTTATTTAGTTAAAGATGTAACAGTTGGTACTGCTGAGATTGATTTCGCTATTGATCAAATAGCTCAAATAGCTTTCTCAGGAACAGGATCATCAATTGAAGAAATTGATACATCTGATTGGGAACCTGGTACAGACTATGCAGCTGAGCCAACTACTAATAAAGAATTTATTCGTAATAAATTATCAACAGTAGATTTATATAAAGATTCTAATGTTGATACAAATGGTTGGCAGATTGCTGATTACCAAGGTTCTTTAACAGGCGCTACCACTTCCGATTTAGTGGCCGCAACTGATTATACAGCAGCTGTAGTTATAGATGGTGGAGCTTCACAACCTATATCATTTACAGCAGTAGGTAGTGATACACTAACTGATATATTAGCTGGTATTAATTTAGATTTAACCGATGCTACAGCAACTTTAAATGCAAGAGGTGATTTACAAATAACAAGTGATTCTACTGGAGCAAATTCAAGCGTAGTAATTACTGATGATACAGCAAATAATCCTTTATTTGCTAGTATAGAATTAGCAACATATCAAGGTATAAATGCAGCTCTAGATGGTGTGGATCAAGGTAAACAATATTTCTTTGGTATAACAGGTGGTAGTATTACATTAGAAAATAATATAACATCTTTAGTACCAGAAGAGTTAGGTATTGTTAATCAACCATTAGCAGCTTTCTCAGGTGCTCGTAGTTTTACAGGTACTTTAAATGCATACTTAAATACTGGTTCTAACAAAACAGGTGGCTTATTAAATGACTTACTTGCTGATACAGACTCAACAACTAATAGATATTACTTAAACATTCAAATTGGTGGTTGTGCTAGTTCAGGAGCTCCTGTAGTTCAATTAATTATGCCTTATACACAAATATCTGTACCAACAGTATCTGTAGAAGATGTTATTAGTACTGAAATAGCTTTTAGATCTGCAGAGTGGGGAATTACTCAAAGAGAACAATTAGAAATATAACTATATGCAGATTTAAG